GCCGTCTGAACGAGAGCAGAGAATTACATACACAGCCGCCCTGTCAATTAAGTCAGTTCGACTTAATGACCATGGGCCGTCAAAGTTGTAGTTTCCGATCTGTATCATAGGTTTTACTCTTAATTTGTCTTTGGGCGTCAATTTTGGTATCCTAGAAGTGTAACTGAAGGGTACTAAATTAGCTTCCTGTTATGATAAAAACCAAGATATTTTTGATAGCCAACTGCCTTCTTGGTTGAGAGAAAAAATGGAGAAGGTGGCCAAGTTAGAGAAATGTCATATTAGAGATTTAAGATATAAGAGAGAGATGTTTTTTTTGCCCGAAGATATGAGATGGATAGATATGGGAGAAATAATCTATGAAGACGACAAATGTTAAAGAAACCAAAGAAAGCAAACTCAAAAAAGAATCTCCGAAATAAAGCAGACAAGCTATGGTTTAAAGCTTGTATGGAAGAATGGGGATATGAATGTTCTGTCTGCGGTGAAAAAGCTACTCAAGTCCATCATTTTTTTCCAAAAGGGAGATTTGGGCATTTAAGATATGATATTGATAACGGAGTTCCGATTTGTCAGTCTTGCCATTTTAAGCATCATCATATTGGGGATCCAAGAATAAATCAAGAAATAATAGATGTCAGAGGTATGAAGTGGTATAGGGAATTAGAAAAAAAATCAAAGAAAAAACCAACAAGTTATCAGACTATTGCTTGGTATAAAGATAATATAAAAAGGTTGGAAAAAGAATTAGAAGAAAAATGACACAACAAAAGCCCATACATTGCCCTAAATGTGGCAAATTATTAGACAAAAGGGAGTTAAATGATGGAGAAATCATCCAAAAGTATTGTCCCGATTGTAAAATAAATTGGGTTTTTGTGGTAGAAACTAATCTAAAATCGTTTAAAGAATATAAAAAAGAAGAAAAAACCGACTAATCTTACGAGATAGCGGTTGGCAGAAGTCTTACGAGACATCGCTTTTCAAAAAGTAGCGATGTTTTTATGTTAAAAGAGTTTGATAAAACAATAGTAAAGTTAGCAAAAAGTTACAACATTCCCCCGTTAGAGTCCGATGATATAGCTCAAGAGTTAAGACTTGCCCTGTGGCTGAAGAGGGATCAATATACCCCGGAGCTTGGAGAATACGACAGCTGGGCTTATATAGTTTGTAGAAATAAGATAAGAGACTTGGCCCGGTACTATAAAAGAAAAAAGAGAGAGGAAGTTAAAAAAATAAGCTTAGATTTATTACAAGGAAGGGGATTTGACCCTGAAGGATAAAAAAACCACCCCAAAGCTTTTAAGGAGTGGTTTTGTTCGGTTGTTTGATTTGTTTTAGCCTTTAATGACTTTAAATATACTTAGTTTTAAGTACGTTTGTACTTATTACCAACAGCTTGCGATGTCTTTCCTGTTATCTTTTATTTTAATAAACGGCTTTATTAAACCATTTGCCATTTTAGTATATCCAATTAAAAGCCATTTGTTTCTTGATAATTTTATATACTTTTTCATTTTATTGTTTTAATTTAATTTATAACCTTTAACCTCTTATAATTTTAACGATTGTCTCTGTGATTATTCCTAAATGATAATCATCTATTGGAGTCTGCCCGGACAATGCCCAAGCATAGAAACCCATTAAATCAATCACGAGAAGGAACAAAATAATAGACATTATTATCGTTGTGTATTTTGTTATGTGTTCCATAAAACAAAATCCCTCTCCCGAAGCCTGCCCCAAGCCACATAACTAACTTAGGACAAGCTTCAGAAGAGGGATTAAAGAGGATTAACTCTTAATAGTGTCTAACTTGTAAAGAGTTTCATTTAAAAAATCCTGATCCGTAGCTATGTGTTTGTTATGTGTCATTAAGACAGGACAACAGGAACGAGCACTTTTTAATTTTTCAACTTTCTGTTTTCTATATATCACAAGCCCAAAAACTTGTCAAGCCCTAACCTGTGGAAAACTCGGGAAAACTCAAAAACAACCTAAAACGACCCTAAATTAAAAGTTTTGTCGTATTTAATAGTAGAAGGGGAGAAACAAAGAAAGGACAAGAGCAGACATAAAGTAGACATAAAAAAAAATAAACATAAAATATGTGGTTTTATGTGGTTATGGATTATCCGGGCCAAGCTCTTAAAAAACAATAAAAGAATAACAAAGAAGATAAAGAAAGGAAGGAACAGGAAAGACATAAAGAGGAAAACATAGAAGAAACATAAAAGAGGTGTAAGGGTGTTGGGAGTTAAAGATAGCAAAGAAAAAGAAAAGAGAAATAGGAAAGATAAAGGAATAAGAAAGAAAAGGATTACGTGGGTATTGGGGACTAATATCTACGCACACACCACGAAAAAAAACCAGAAGACAAAACAAAAAAAAAGACAAAAAGAGGATAAAAGGGGACAAAAACAAGGGCATTCATACTAAAACCCCTCTAAAAGCCCGTAAAATAAGGGTTTGATAGTTCATACAATATGTGTAAAGCGACATTTTAAGAAGACAGGGGGGGGAGTAGGCAGAGTTTATTTTTTCTCAGATTATATTATATGCCCCTACCACACAGACCAAAAAACAGACTTAAATCAAGCTTAAAACAAGCTTAAAACAAGAAAACTTATGGGAGCAATCCCCGTTCAGTTCATAAACTGAAGATAAGAGACAATAAAATGGAAGAAAATAAAGAAGAAAAAAAAGAATATAACAAAACACCTGATCCAAATAGTAGACCTATTAAATATCTCAAGGCAAGGATAGAGGGTAAAAACAAGAATGAGGCTCAAAAAGAGGCTGGTTTTGCTGACACAAAGCATCCTACGAGGATTGAGAACACTAAAACTTATAAGGCTGGGCTTGAAAAATACCTTCTTGACGAAGGTAAGGTGGCTAAGGAGCATAACAAAAACATAATACAAGACAATGATAAAGGTGCTAAAAACACCGCTATTAAGATGTGGTATCAACTTAATAGTAAATTCCCCAAAGAATCAGGGGATTTGGACACAGGGGACTTAAAAATAATAGTTAAGAAAGGGGACTAAACAAGATAGCAATAATGGACTCGAACCTAATAAAAAGTTATGAGAGCTTTGGAAAAGATTGGGTTAAGGGTAAAGCAAAGGTTGAAGAGATAGAGATGAATGGCAAGAAGTTCATCTTAAATAAAAAACAGAAGGAGTTTATAAATTCAACAAAGAAGTTCTGTCTTTGTTCAGGTGGATTTGGTTCAGGGAAAACGGCTTCCCTTTTGATAAAGATGATTCTTCAATCCCTATGTTTTCCCAAAAATAGGATTCTTCTCGGTAGAAGATATATTTCAGACTTAGAGAGAGCAACATTACCCGAACTTTTCGAGCTTCTAAACCCCAAATGGTACAAATACAGAGTTAAAGATGGGATTATTCATTTTGCAAACGATTCAGAGATTATCCTTTTTGGGTTGGATTCTCTTCAGACAGGGAGTCAAAGCGACATTAAGAAAGCTCAACAGAAATTAAAATCCCTTAACTTAGGAGGATATTATATAGACCAGTTAGAGGAAGTAGATGAAGCAGTATTTAATTCCCTTAACTCCCGAATGAGAAGAATGACCGTTCCTTTAAGGCAGGGCAATATGACTTGTAATCCTGCTAATTTTTGGGCTTATTCGTTTTTTAAGGTTAATAGCGAGGAAAGAAAAGATGTTCATCTGATTGAAAGTTCAATGCTTGATAATAAAGACCACCTTCCCGAAGACTATATCCAAGAACAGCTAAGCCATGACGAGAATTATGTAAAAAGGTTTGTTTATGGGTATTGGGATAAAGAGTTAATGACGGCTAATAGTGTCTTTGCTTCTGAGTATATTCACAGATGGAAGCCCATTAAACCATTAAAAATAGAAGAGGGGTGTGAAATTTATGAGGATTATGATTCATCTCTTAAATATCAAATGGGGGTTGATCCTTCAGAGGGATCGGTTGACCCGTCCTCAATCTCGGTTGTTTCGGGAGAAGGACATAAGGTTGCTAAGTTTAATGGCAAGATTCCCATTCACGCCTTAGGAGAAAAAGTAAAGTTTCTTTACTACAAATATGGAAAACCTTTAATCATTCCTGAAGTTAATGCTTCCGGACAGGCATTACTCTTACAGATAAGAGACTTGAGAATTTTTGAAAGGAAAGTTTATGACGAGAAGGTTGATAAGGAGACGAGGAAACTAGGATGGAAAACCAGTTTTCAAAGCAAACAATCCCTTATCAGTTTCTTTCAAGAACTTTTAAGAATGGATTTTCCTAAAATCTACGACCAGAAAACCATAAACGAGTTTATGACCTTTGTTTGGTCAGATGCCGCAAGGCAGAGAGGGGCAGGAGCCGAGCCCAATTATCACGATGACGATGTCATTAGTACTCTACTTGCTTTTTGGCAGTTATCTCCAAAAATCTTAGAGAGAATTAAAAAAAGGAGAGAAAAACCAAGAAGAATTAAAAAACCTCAATACATATAACATAAATGAGGACATAAACAAGGATAAAAATAATGATTTTAGACATAATTAACAAAGAAATAGATAGATTTAATAAACCCATTACCTTAATTGACAAATGGAAGTTTAATCAAAAGGAAAGAGTTAGAAAAAACTATCTTTATTACAATTCACAATATGAATCTGGTCAGTTTGATGACCAAGGAGACAAAAAATACTTTCATAATATCAACAGAAATCCGTGTAATGTTGCCAGTAAGGCCATTGATTTTGATACGAAAGACATAAAGGTTCAAACCGCTGGAGGCGGAAACCCTTTAAGAACTTGGCTTTTTGAAAGGGATTTAAAGTACTGGATGAAAGAACAGGGCTTCGGAAAGGTTCTAAATAGAATCTTTAGAGAATTGCCTATTTTTGGTTCGGTCGTTTTAAAAATAATTAACGGAAAACCTTATTTTGTTGATTTAAGAAACTTTATTGTTGATCAATCAGCCGACACATTAAAAAAGGCAAGTTATATCATTGAGGTTCATAATTACTTTCCCGTTGAATTTAAACAGGTTGCTAAAGAAAAGAAATGGAAGAATGTAAAGAAAGTCTTAAAAGAGTTTAAAGAAACGGATCAAGAATTTATTAGAGTTTTTGAAAGATTTGGAGAGGTTGATGGAGAATATAAAAGAGTTGTCCACGCCGATATTGGTAAAGATATTCAAGACGGAGAAGAAACTCATCCTCATCCGGGATTTACGTTAGACGAAGGAAAAGTAGATGATATTCCTTATTGGGAGTTTCATTGGGAAAAGATGTCTGGGAGATGGCTTGGTGTTGGAAGAGTTGAAATATTAACTGATTCTCAAATAAGAGTTAATGAAATTTCAAACCAACAAGCTAAATCTTCTTATTGTTCAACATTAAGACTTTGGCAGACAAGGGATGAAGGGATAAACCGAAACCTACTTACAGATGTTGATAATGGTGAGATTTTAAATGTAGATAGTGAGATTTCTCAAATTGATATGGCTGACAGAAATCTTGCTTACTATAACCAAGAGATACAAAGATGGCTTTCAAATAGAGATGAAATGACTTTTTCTTATGACGTTAACAGAGGAGAAAGATTACCTGCTGGAACGCCATTAGGGTCTGCTCAATTAGCTGCTGGAATGGCTAGTAGCTATTTCAATCAGATAAGAGAGAACATAGCAATGGATATTAAGGAATTGCTTTTTAAAGTAATTATTCCTTCCTTCAAAAACAAAAATAGAGGAGAGCATTATTTAAGATTAGTTGGAGAGGATTTAAACCAATACAACAACTTTCTAATAAGAGAAAAATCAACAAATATGCTCTTTGAGTATATTGCCAAGAATCAAAGAATTCCAAGTAGTGAAGAGTTTAAAGTAATACAGTCTGTTGTTTCAGAGAAAGTAAAACAAGGTAAAGAAAAAATAAAGAAGATTCCTGCAGGATTTTATAAAGACCTTAAATACAAGATAGACATAATTATAACAGGTGAATCTCTTGATACGAGAGTTGAGTCTGCAAACTTAATGGCTGCTATTCAAGCGGTGACAACAGATCCTACTCTTCTACCTCCTGAAGCAAAGAGAAAACTATTTAGGAAGTTTCTTGAGCAAGGAGGAATTTCAGTAGTAGATCTTGGAGCTGAAGATTCTCCAGATTCTTTAACGGAAACTGCCATTAGAGGAGGGCAAACAAAAGAAGGTGCTATGCAAGGAGCTGGAAGAGCTGGAGGCGGAGTTTCTAGGGTAAATATGCCCCAGACTTCCGTAGGAGGAAGAGTCGAAGCAACGGTTTAATTAAAAAGTTTAATTAAAAAATGAAAAAAGACCAAAGAAAAAATCTCTTAGAGAGGTTAGCTCATTCAAACGAAGGAAAAGCCCTAGAGGATTACTTCCAAGAACTTATAAGTAATATGGTTGATTCTCGAAATTATAAGTCTGATGAATTTGAGGTAGAGGGGAAGGCATCTGTTAAAGCAGCAGTTATTTTAAAAACAATAATGAGGAAGTTAAACCTCCTCAAAAAAGAAAAGAAAGAAAGACAAAAGAATCCTTATTTATAATCTGATTGTTAGTTTAATCCTTATTTATAGTTTAAGAAAGAGGACTAAACCTCGTTAAAAAACGAAAAGGTCGAAAGACTAAGCGACTAAACGCTTAAAAATGAATACTATGAGTGAAAACATAGAAGAAAAGGAGGAATTTGAAGAGGAATCCGAAGAAAAATCTGAGGAAGAATCTAATAAAACTCCACAAAAACAAGAGGACCAAACCTCTCAAAAAAACGAAACAGAGGGTGACAAAGAATCTAAAAAGCTTCAGACGGCCCTCGCCCAAAAAGAACATTATAGGGAAAAGAATGAGAAAAACGAGAGAAGACTTAGAGAGCTTGAAGGAAAAGCTAAAGAATCTTCTCAAATTGAAACTTCTAATTCTTCCCCTATGGAGATTGTCCGTCTTGCTAAAGCCCTAGGAGATTTTTCAGACGAGGAAATTGAATTTATTACAAGGAACTCTGAAGATAAAACTCCCGAAGGCATAATCAATGCAAGTAAGGACGAGTGGGTAAAAACTGCAATTGAGGCAAAAAGAGAAAAAGTCGAGAAAGAGAGTAAAAACCTCGAACCCTCGACTAAAGTTTCTCCATCTGATAAAGACCTTGACGACATTTCTCCTAAAGAATTAAAAAGTCTTTCTAAAAAAGAAAGGGATGAGATTCTTGAGAAAGCCGGATGGGGTTCTACTCCTATTAAAAAGAGATAGGGGAATTAAGAAAGAGAACAAGAAGAGGGAACGAGTAAAAAAAGATGGCAACAGGTAGCTCATGGAGTGCACTAAACCCTAAACAGAAAATTGGGGTTGTAAAACTCTCTCTAATTGACTTGGAAGCTGAAATGCCAACAGGGCGGAAGGCGAAAGCCACCGTGAGAGACTGAACGAGAGAGACCCTACACAGGGTATGCGACAGTCCGAGCTTATAGGAAAAGAAACTATAAGAAGTGGGCAGTAAAAACCCACGATAACACAACTGGAAATTTGGTCTGCCAAGATGCAGTCAAATCTTGAAAAAAGTTTAGTTGCATTTGATATCGCAAGAACTGAATTAAGAGACGAACTTGAAGTTGGTGACACAATTCACAGAATGTATGTTTCCAGCGTAGGAACTGCTGATTACACACCAGGAACAGATGTGGAGGTAACAGGTGTTACCGCTACTGATGATTCTATTACTGTTGATGTAAAGAAAGTAGCTCCTTTCTATATCGATGATGTAGAGATGCTTCAAGCTAAACCTAAGTATGCTGCTGAGTTAGCAGATGATGCTGCTTATCAGTTAAGAGATGACATTGATACAGCTGTATTAGAAAACGTAGATACAGTTGGTGTTTCTGCCTTAGGAACTTCAGGTGCTTCAACGAGTACGTTTGTAACTGGAACTACTGCGAATGTTTCTGCTATTACAGCCACTAGTGCAACTATTATCGATGTCTTTAATTCTGCTAAGAAGTATTTAAGAAAAGGTAATGTTGAACAAAATGGTGACTGGGTTGCAGTTATATCTCCAGATGTAGCGGGAGTTATAGAGCAAATTGCTATCGACAAAGGTTTCAATATAGCTGATTCTTCTTTAAGAAATGGTTATGCAGGTGACTTCCTTGGCTTTCACACTTATATTTCCAACAACTTGCCTTCAAGCAGGTGTTATATCGGAAAGAACAAGTGTATTGATTTAATCATGCAGAAAGCTCCAACAATGGTTATCAAAGAAGAACCTAAGAAACTTGGTCGTAACTTTATTGCTTACACTGTATTCGGAGACGGAGTCTTGACAAGAAACCAAGATCGTTTCATTAACGCGATGCTTACTGCTTAATTGTAGATTTGTATTGTATTGGGGATGGGGGTTAATCCTTGAACCCCCTACCCCAAAAGAAAACAAAAGAGAACAAAAGAAAATTAACAAAATGTTGATAAATAATTAAAGCAATTCTAAAAAATGTTTTTCAAAAAAGATATTACTAAACAAGTGATTAAGAAAATGTTGAAGGAAAAAAAATTGCTCCTCGAAAAATATAAGCTAATAGAAGAGTTTTTAATCCAAAAACTAAACAGAGCTAAAGATGAAAAAAAGAAAGAGGAGCTTAGGGGTGAACTTAGGGATGCTCAAAAGTCGATAGACGAGCTTGATTCAATAGTTAAATTTTTAAAGACGAAAATTAAAAAATGAAAATAACCTACGCGTTTGTTTCCCCTTATGAGTTTAATGGTGGTCATTGGTTTTATAGGATTTTAATGCCTTCGGATATGCTCCGAAAGAAAGGACATCAGATAAAGTATTGGGTTGCTGGAGATAACCTTGATGTAGCAATGCAGAATGCTCCGGATGTTATGGTTTTTAGGGGAACTTATACTTTTAGCCCCTTTAAGCTAATAGAGAACTTAAAAAAGAGAGATGTTTTAATTGTTTATGATACTGATGATGATTATTTAACCGTTAATCCTTCAAATCCTGTTTTTAAAGATATAGATGTAGCGAAAGATAATTATATCAAAATGATTAAAGCTGCTGATGTAGTTACCACAACGACAGATGTTCTTGCTAAAAGAGTCAAAAAATACAACAAGAATGTAAAAATTGTTCCTAATTCGCTTGATTTTAATAGATTTAAGAGACGTGAAGGAAACCACGAAAGACTAAGAATTGGATATACTGGTGGCTCTACCCATTGGGAAGATTTAGGAATTGTTTTAGATGTCATTAAAGATTTACAGGATAAATATGATTTTGATTTTCTTGTTCAAGGAATGTGCGGAACTCCTCTTGTTGGAGAGATGTATAACTACAAGTTTATTGAATCGGAAGGATTACAGCCCGAAAAGAGAAGTTATTATTTACCTGCATTAGAAACCTTTGAAAAGCTAAGAAAGATAAAATACAGCCATATTCCTTTTTATCCGCCAGAATTATATCCCGACATACTAAGAACATTAGACATTGATATAGGAATTGCTCCACTGAAAGATAATCAATTTAACAAGGCAAAAAGCTGTATCAAGATGTATGAATATGCTGCCGTAGGAGCTGCTGTTCTTACATCAGATGTTCTTCCTTATAGCAAAGAAAACAAATATACAGCAAAGAATACTTACAAGGATTGGTATAAGAAGCTTGAAAGATTGATTAAAGACGAAGACTTTAGAGATAAAGTTTGGAAGAAGCAATATGACTTCGTTGAAAAGAATGTTGATGTTTCGAAAGTCGTTGATAAATGGGAGAAGGTCTTTCAAGGAGAATAGGGAGAATAACAAAGGAGAATAACAAAAGATGATTATAGGAGGCCCAAAAGTTAGCGTTCTTTTAACAAGTTATAACAACCCAATGGTTGAAAATACTATTAAAAGTATTCTTGACCAAACCTATAAGAACTTTGAGCTGATAATACTAGACGACAATTCAAACAAAGAAACATTAAACATTTATAAAAAGTTTAATGATCCGAGAATAGTTCTTTACAATTCTCATATTAAAGAAAAAGACAGACTGAAAGAATGTCCTTATGCACGACAAATAAATGTTGGTCTGGATATGGCAAAAGGAAAGTTAATTACTTATGCGACTGATGATGTCCTTTATCTTCCTCACAAGTTAAAGACAATGGTTGATTTTTTAAGGAGAAATCCCAAAGTAAGGGTTTGTTATAACCGTCAAAAACAAGAATTAGCAGGTGAAAAAGAATTTATGATTCTTTCTCCTGACAGAGTATTAAAAGACCCCTTTTGTCGAGTAGACCATAATTCCGTAATGCACTATAAAAGTTGCATTAAAAAAGTTGGAAAGTGGGATACGGGTCCAAAAAACATATATGCTTTTGCCGATGCTGTATTCTGGCGAAAGCTAACAAAAGAGTACCTCTTTTATCCTATTAGAGAAGTACTAGAGATAAACTTGATTCATAAAAAAAGTTTCTCTCACAAATTAGCAGAAAACAAATTAACAACAAACAAAAATGGAGAACAAAAAGGATAACAAGGTGCGATATGGTGGTGTAGTCTTTGAAAAAGAAGAAAGGGACGCCATCAACAGGGTGTTAGATAAAAATTGGTGGACATTATCCGAAGAAGGAGACTCTTTCGAAAAAGAGTTAGCCGAATATGTAGGTTGCAAACATGCTGTTTTTGTTAACTCAGGGTCCTCTGCTTTATTACTGGCATTTATGATGCTTAGCAGACAGAGAGATTACAGAAACGAAATTATCGTTCCGGCTACTTGTTTCCCAACGGATATTAGTGCATTGATTTATGCAGGATTTAAACCTGTTTTAGTTGATGTTGAAAAGGATACGTTCTTAATAGACCCTAAAGAAGCTGAAAAAGCAATTACAGAAAAAACCTTTGGAATATTAGCTATTCATGTGGCTGGAAATATCTGTAATATGGCAAAGCTTAATAAAATAGCTTATGACCATAATTTAAGAATTATTGAAGATAATTGCGATGGATTAGGAGGAAATTGGGATGGAGTGAAACTTGGTTCTGAAAATATTTCAGTTGCATCTTTCCATGCTGCTCATATTATCTCAACAGGACAAGGAGGAGCAATCTTCTTAAATGACGACAAAGAAGCTCAGAAAGTAAGAGAATTAAGGGATTGGGGAAGAATGATAGATTTTGATGATGAGAAGGAGAATAAGTTTCCTTTACCAAAGGATTATATGCAGAGATACACTTACACGGAAGCAGGATTTAATTTAGGACCTATTGAACTTCAGGCAGCAATGGGGAGAGAGCAGTTAAAAAAGATAGAAAGATTCAAGAAGGCAAGACAATATAACTTTGACTATCTCAAGGAACACTTAGAGAAAGCTGGTTATGAAGTGGTTAAAAAACATGACAAGGCGGATCCGTGTTGGTACACAATTCCATTCTTGGTTCCAAAAGAAAAGAACAGAAAAACCATTTTTGGAAAATTAAAAGAAGCAAATATAGAATTCAGGAACATATTGGCTTCTAACATTAAACTCCACCCTGCTTACAGATGGTTGTTTGGCCTATTTCCAAACGCTACGGAGGTAGCGAGAAGAGGATTATGGTTACCAGTTCATCCTACTGTGACACAGGAAGGATTAGAGAGAATAGTCAAAACCCTTAAATAAGAGTTTTAAAATCATGAAAAACAAAAACAACAAAAAGAAACTTTTATTAACAGGAGGTGCTGGTTTTGTGGGACATCACGTAGTAGAGGGAGTTCTTAAAAAAACAGACTGGGATATTGTTATTTTAGATAGGTTAGATATTTCAGGCAATTTAGAAAGATTAACGGATATAGACATTTGGGAAGAACAAAAACATAGAGTTAAATTTGTTTGGTGGGACTTAAAATCTCCCCTAAATGGATTTATTAAGAGTGATATTGGCGAAGATGTAAATTATATTTGGCACTTGGCAGCTTCAAGCCACGTTGACAGAAGTATAGAAGACCCAATGTCCTTTGTTATGGATAATGTGGTAGGAACATGTAATTTATTACTCTTTGCTAAAGAACTTAAAAAATTAGAAAGGTTTATTTATTTTTCAACCGATGAGGTCTTTGGACCTGCTCCAGAGGGAGTGGATTACAAAGAATGGGATAGGTATCGTACAGGAAATCCTTATGCTGCTACAAAGGCAGGTGCGGAAGAACTGTGTATTTCATTCCAAAATACTTATAGAATGCCTATTCTTATAACTCATACAATGAATGTCTTTGGGCAAAGGCAACATCCAGAAAAGTTTATACCGATGACAATTAAAAAGGTTATAGACGAAGATGTGGTGACTATCCATGCCAACAAAGACAAAACCAAGTCAGGTTCAAGATATTATATTCATGCAAGAAATGTTTGTGATGCCTTACTCTTCTTAAACGAAAAAGGTGAAGAAGGCGACAAATATAACATAACAGGAGAAAGAGAGGTGAGTAATCTTGATTTGGCAAGGATTATAGCAAAGGTAATCGGAAAACCTTTACAGTATGAGATGGTTGATTTTCATTCAAGTCGTCCTGGACATGACTTACGATATGCTTTAGATGGTTCAAAAATGAAGGAAATGGGCTGGGAATTGCCTAAGGACTTTGTTGAAAGTATGGAAGATACCATTGAATGGTATTTAAAGTCAGGCAACGAAAGATGGCTTGGTAAATAATTATGCAGTTTAGTGACACAACAAATAAAGACGGATTGATACAATATTGTGAATTTCTTTTAGGAATGGACGATGCTGATATATCAGGAAACGCTACACTCTTGAAACAATTTACAATGTTGTTAAACGCAAGATATAGACAGGTGCATTCTTGGATAATGCATGTTTCTGGTGTTTGGGAATACGATGATTCTAATCACACCGACTTACCAATTGCTACGACTACTATTGTTAATGAACAGCAAGACTATGAGATTCCTTCCTCAGCACAAAGAATAGAAAGAGTGGAGGTTCTTGACTCTGATGGTAATTATCAACAATTAAAAGCAATAGATAAGAGTCAAGTTAAAGGAACTTCAATGAGTGAGTTTTTGGAAACAGCTGGAATGCCTGTTTATTACGATATGATTGGCAGGAGTATATTCTTATACCCCAAACCTTCAACTAATAATGTAACAGCCGCTAAAGGATTAAAACTATATTTTCCAAGGGATATTGACGAATTTGCTTCTTCGGATACGACTAAGGAGCCAGGATTTGCCGATAGCTTTCATCCTTTATTACCCTTAGGTGCTTCTCTTGATTATTGTATAGCTTTTATGCCCGATAGTGTCGGAAAGATGAATTATTTAAAATCCAGAATAAACGAATTAAAGGAAGAGTTGAATGATTTTTATGGAAACAGACACGGAGAAATGCCTGATAGATTTTATCCAAAAAGAAGGAACTACAGATAAAGGGATCAAGCCAATTAAACTAAGACAAAGGTCACAACAATTTTAAGAACAAAATGAAATCACGAAATAAAATAGGAGTAAAAGGACATTACAAAATTACTATTAAAGATAGTAATGGCAACTACAAGAACTTATGGCAAGAAAATGCCTTAGGAGAATTGCTTGGGATTAGAATTCCTTTTATAACAGGCAGATACTCAACAGAATATCACAAAGATAATTTAATAGTTGATGCTGGGTTAGCAGGGATTGCTTCCAGATACAATGGAGATGGTTCAGAAGACGAATTCAAGTATATTGCAGTAGGGACAGATGATACAGCAGCAGCAGCTGGGAATACAACACTAGGAACAGAAATTACAGATAGTGGATTATCAAGGGCATTAGCAACAGCTTCTAGAGAAACTACAACAGCAACAAACGATACTGCTAAATTGAGTAACGAATTTAGTGTTACAGGAACAAAGGCAATTAAAGAAGTTGGAGTATTTAATGCTGCTTCAGCAGGAACAATGGGGTCAAGAACTGTTATCACAACCAAGAATGTAGAAAGTGGTGATACGATTACCATTGAATATACATTAGAAGTAGCAGAGGCATAACTTATGGCAACTACCTATGAAGAAGAAGTCCTTTTAAAAGAGGACGGAGATAAACTACTAAAAGAAGATGGTGATGATATACTTTTACAGCCACAGAACTTCGGAGTGAATAGGTCAGAAAAACTTGCTCTTATAGAAATTGCTCTTTTTAAGTGGGTTATTAAAGTAGCAGAAACGCTTGCTTTATCAGAAACAATTGGAAAGGTTTGGCAATTTACAAAGAGCATACCAGAAAAACTCGGACTGACAGAAAGTGTAAATAAAGTATGGGCATTACAAAAGGCAATATCAGAAAAGTTAGCATTAGTAGAAAAGCACATATATGGTTGGGTAGTTACAATATCAGAAAAGTTGGGGCTATCAGAGACTATTAGAAAAACTTGGCAAGCAACAAAAAGTATATCAGAAACTCTCGGACTTACAGAGACAATTGACACTATCAGTAATATGTTTTCTAGTATATCAGAAAAGTTAGGATTAACAGAAGTAGTATCAAAGACGACAGTATTTACAAAAACAATATCAGAAAAGATAGGACTTGTAGAAAACTGGTTTGGAGACTGGTGGCAAAACATAGTTAAACACATATCAAGCTGGACTAATCCCTCTAAAAATACAGCCAGTTGGAATAATCAGTCTAAAAACACCTCAATTTGGACAGAAGAAAGCAAAAATACAGCTAGTTGGACTGAAGAGTCTAAAAACACATCAAGTTGGGACAACGAAGATAAACATAACCCAAAAAGCAAACTATAATGGCGAGTCAAAAAATATCACAATTAACAGCATTAACAGAAGCAGCAGACGCAGACTTATTTGCGATTGTTGATGATTCTGCTACTGCGACAAAAAAAATAACCAAAGCAAATCTCTTTGGCGAACTTAATAGTCTATCAGATGCTGAAATACAGCAAATACAAAACATAGGAGCAGTAACAATAACTAATGCCCAATGGGGATATTTAGGTGGATTAGACCAGTCATTGGCTACTACCGATAGTCCTACTTTTGATGCTTTAACAGTTACTTCTATTGGTGGAATTACACAAGGAAACCTTTTAGATAAGACAGCAGCTGAAACTGTTACAGGAACTTGGACATTTGATGAAAAACTCAGCGAATCAAATCTTAATGCTTTAGCAACTCCTTGGGACGATACTGGATTAGTTCTTTACTTGCCTTTTGATGAAAATACAGGAACAACAGCAAGTGATAAGTCCCACGAAGGTAATGATGGTTCATTTAAAGGCGCTGGAGAACCTGCTTGGTCAGAAGGACACAGAAATACAGCAGTTGATTTTGATGGGACAGATGATTATATCCAAGTATCACACGATACTTCGCTAAATCCTGGAACAGGAAGTTTTACTTATGAATTTTGGTTTAATGCAGATTATAATGACCAACCTGAATCTTATCCTCGTATAATAGCAAAGGGCGACTATAACACTAATGGATATTGTGTAATGATGAAAGCTTCTGATGGTGATTTGTGGGTTGCATATAATGATGAAAATAACAATAGTGCTGGGGGATATATAGGCACTGGATATTCTGATGGTGAGTGGCATCATTTAGCTGCTGTCTTAAATAGGAGCGATAACACGGTAAAAGTTTATATTGACGGAGCACAAGAAGACTCTTCTGATGCATCTTCTGTCGGAGACATAAACACTACTGATGGTTTAAATATAGGAATGCAAGATACCACACATTATTTTTTTAAAGGCAAGGTTGATGAAATTAGAATGTATCAAAGAGCATTATTAGCAGAAGAAGTAAAGATGCACTATTTAAGGACTTAAAGGTCAAAACATTATTAAACAAAAATGGAATACTTTAAAAAACAAAAAGAAAAGTTAGCAAATAAGATGCAAGAGAAAAACAATAAAACCTTGCAACAGATTTTCAACTTAATGGTTGAATTACAAAAAGAACAAAAAGAAATACAAGACGAATTCAAAGAGATAGAAAAAGAAATGAAAGAGGCAAATAAAGAAACCAAAGAGGAAACTAAAAAAACCAAAGGAAATGCTAAAAAAGAAACGGCACACCATCCCGTGTAGTTTATATAATCTATGAATTGGGAACTTTTATTAGAAAATTTATCGTTAGGAGGTTATTGTCCCGCATATTGGAAAACAACCTATCCTTCTTACGGAAATAAAAATCAGGCAGCTGAAATAACGAGTGTGGATATGACCGACCCTTCTTTTATCACGCAGGGGCTAGCATTAGCAGATGTTGATACGGAGACCGATCCCACAGGAATTATTAAAGGAATAACAAGATATGTAACATCAGCTGACAAGGCTTATGGTATTTCAGCAACAAAAATATACGAGATACAAGAATCTTCTCTAACAGAAAAATCACCAGATTCAGCAATAACAGGAGGAGAAGATATAGTTTTATATGGAAATGAATTATTCTGGTCTCACGATACAGATATAGGGAAAGCAGATAATCCTTGGGGAAATGCAAATGAGAATTGGTGGACTGATGTTGCTGGTGGTTCTGCTCTAACAAGTGGTAAAACACATCAATTATTAGTTGCTGGAACTACTGGACTTTTAACAGTATTAAATGGTTCTGTTGTCGCTTCTTGGGACGGCTCAACAGCAACAGACTCGGCATTTGATTCACAGGATACAGACATAGAATTAGTCTCTCAAGTTTATAACCAAAACAGGTTTTGGTTTGCTGGAAACAAGCCCAATGCTTCAGGAAGAAATGAATCTTCTATATTTGTATGGGACGGAAACTCAAGCTCTTGGGAAAACGAAATAAATGTAGGAGGAAAGATTGGTGCTTTATGGGTAAAGGACGGAATAACTTTTGTTTTTTATACTAAAAACCTTTCCCAAACAGTTTGCACATTAGGATATATAGACGGAACAAGAATCGTTGATGTCGCCAACTATTCAGGTTCTCTCCCCGAATATTATCAGGTTTGTAATTATGAAGACTTTATTTTATGGGCTTCTGGAACAGACTTAATGGCTTGGGGAGGAGGAGATTTAAATATAAATACAAGAATTTTTAAACTAGGAACTTGTGGGGCAGGAGGATTAGGAAATCCCTTTGGAACTCCGATAACAGCGGCAAGTAATACCTTAAAGAAGTTTTCAGGATATGCTACTTCTTGCGGATGGAAATCATTATTATTTGATTGTTCTAAAAGCGAAAGAAGGTCAAAACTAGACGAGGTTAGATTCTATTTTGAGAAGTTGGCTTCAGGGGCAAAAGTTGAATTCACTCTTAAAAATAACCAAGCAACCTCTCTTAAAACAGGAAGTATATCTTTTGCTAGTGATGGGGCTATAACAACCAAAAAGTTCAATCTTAGTTGTTTGTCGGAAAACTTTAGAGTTGAATTGGATTGGTCTAAAGGTTCTGCAAGTAATCCTGTTTCTATAAGAAAAATAAGAATTAAAGGACATTATATCTAATTATGGCAGAAGAAAAGGAAGACAAGAAGGAAGAAGAAAAGTTAGAAGACTTACATCCGGACGAACTGGAGATGAAGACTTTTGAAGAATCCGTAAAACAAGACAATGTTTTTAACTATCCGACTATAAATAGTGCTTTTATAACAGGAGGAACTAAATTAGAAATAGGAAGTGGGGACAAATGCTTCAAGTTTCATCCAGATAAAGGATTGTGGTTAGGTAACGCTGATTACGATTCAGCACCTTTCAGGGTAAATATGAGTGGTGAAGTCGCTGGTTCTTCTTTTTCTTTAACAGAACTAAGCGGAGATTTAGATGATGTTGACGATGGAACAACTTATAAAAAGGTGGCAAATGTTAATGCCAGCAATTTAATAACAGATAGTTCAGTTAACGATGTAAGCGTAGATAAGTTAACAGCAGGCTCTATAACCTCAAAGGCAATTACATTAGCAGTATCAGAAGGAACAGGAGATACTAAAATACAGGCAGGAAAAACAGATTTTAATAATAATAATAGTGGTTTTATATTAGGAATAGATGACAGCGATAGTAATACCCCAAAGTTTTATATAGGGGATAGCACTCACTATCTAAATTGGGATGGTAGTGACGCTACTATTACTGGGTTTAAATATTTTGAAAGATTTACAGCAGGGGAGAATATTACAGGTGGAGATATTGTGGCATCAAAGGTAATTCCAACACAATTATCTCCTACTGGCGATACTTGGGTAAATGAAGGTGCTTCAACCACAAATTACTCAACTGAAAATCTAATGTGGGCTGGAGGAACTACGACAAAATCTTATCACTCCTTTATCAAATGGGATATTTCTTCTCTAACAAGTGTTGATAGGATATTAAAAGCTGAAATATGGGTTAAAGTAAATAATATTACGATAAATTCAGGGTCATCTCAGGTTGATATATCTTTGGAGGTAATAACAGAAGATTGGAATGAAGGAGATGTTACATACAACGCACAACCAACTTCTTCTGGAGACTTCAAAAAATATGGACTATATAGAGAGGATTTTCGGTTCGCTACTACTGGTTGGAAAAAAATAGATGTAACACAACTTGTAAGACAATGGAAAGCGGGAACGATAGATAATTATGGAATTAAAATAGTAGGTGGTCATCTTGATGATTATTATAAATTATATACTAGTGATTCTGACGACCCTATCGTATTAAAAGTTTGGCAAGCTGGAAATGCTGA